GAATCTCTAACTTAGCACCACGAGGCATACGAGTAGCGTCCATAGCCATCATAGGATGGACTGTAAGCGCCAAAGCATCGATACGGGCACGTAGCTCAGAGTCTAAAGCCTTCTGGCTGTTGTAGCCCTTCTCACAGACTCCACGACCCCAGAAGCGACCGGGTACAACGTCCCAAGGAAACGCTACAAGAGGTCTATCTTGCATCATGTAGGGGTTTTCTTCTATCTTAAGGATGCTCTTACCGTTAGCAATAACAATAACCACCTCTACATAGCCCTTTTCCTTCTCTTCTTCCTCTTCTTCGTCTACGCTATCTTTATTCTCTTTAACTGCTGATGACAACTCGTCATCTTCGTCATCTTCTAACGCTGATAAGTAGATATGACGGGGAATCAGACCATAATACTTAGTTAAACGAACTTTGTCGTCTTCGTAAGCGGTTAATTCCTTATCGGCTTCAATGTCATTATCAGTATCAGCGTCTTCAATCTCAACATCGTTGTAAATACCGTTCTCAATACCCATTTCAACTTGGTGACGGGGTACAAACTCATCAATAATGACACCAAGAGCCTCTTCAATGCTAGAAGCGGTGGGGTCAATCAAGAAGTTCTGTGGTTGGATAGGGCGGAGCTTAACAACTACACGCTTTTCAATGGTAACACCCACTGCTTGCATTGCGCCATCCATAATAGGCTGGCTGGCGGGCTTCATCTCGTTAACTTCTTCAATAACAAGTTCCGCCATACCCGTACCATACACCGCAGCGTTGATTAGAACCTCTCCAACGGCTTTGCGGGTCTTGGTGAATAGGAAGTCCTCAGATAGTTGCTCACGGAGGTAGGCAACGTCTTTACTATCCTTGTCGTTACGGTCGTCACGAATGTCAAACCACTTACCACGCCCAAATGTAGCCTCTTCAACCTCTGCCACTGAACTCTCAACGGCTTGTTGGAGGGCTGGAGAGATTAACTTGGAGCGCTCGCTCTCACGCATCTTATCGTTAGAGTCCCAAATACCACGCCATAGGCGGTAGTACTCGTCAAACTTCTCTTCGTGGTTAGACTGGTAGTGGTCACGCCATCGTTCGGCCTTATCCATAACCCAATCTTCAGCCTTTTCTTCTAAATACTTCTTATCATTATCCATGTTATTCCTTACCATCTGGTTTTGTTAGTTTAGAATCTTTAGCCATGCTATTTTTTCTTTTTAGCTGTTTTAGCAGCTTTCTTAAAATCTTTATCTGTAGGAGCACCTTTAGCGCCCTGCTTCTTCATCTTTTCACCACTACCGTCTGCAATTCGATTGCGTTTAGCGTTGATATTTGCGTATAGTCCGTTTGGCATGTTTATCCTTAATAGCCTGAGAAGGCATCCATAGGTTCGTAATCATCTTCCTCAAAGTCGAAAGCATATGACACTTTAGCCAGTTGTTCGATGTAAGAAAGTGCGTCAATCAAGTCGTCATGTACCATCTTGTTTGGGAACTGGAAGAGCTGGTCTAAGAACTCGTTATTCCAAGCTCCTTTATCTAGCTTGATATACCCGTTCTCAAAGCGACCTTGTAACGACCAAACAATACGGTCTGTCTTCTTCTTGTTACCGTGAGTTAGTTCGTCTACTCTGAAGAATGTTTGTGTCCTTTTCATAATGTCGGACAGATAGGGCATGACAGCTTGTCGCGCAATTCCCTTTTCTATACCAACCGCCACCGGCTCGTACTTCTTAACAGCATCAAATATCTTCTTTGCTGTCTCCTTTACATCCCATCGCCCGTAGATGATGTCAGCTACCCACCAACCTTGCTCGTTGGCTTTAACAATGGCAATAGCTGAACTGTCCAACCGCTTATTCTTAACACCCTTACTGCCTTCTTCTTCAAAGCCAGCCAAGTCAACTGCTATATAAAACTCACCCACTTTAGGGGCTTCTTCATCAAACTTAATCCACTCTTCTTTAAACAACTCACCACCAGCCGCCTCAAAAGAAGCTAAGAATTCTTGACGGAAAGCAAAGGACGACATACTCTTTTTAGCAGCGTTAATCTCTTCTGGGTCAAGTAGGGGGTTATCAAAGGAGGTAAAGTGGAATGATTTAAATGTCTCATCCTCACCTAAAAGGCCATGTTGGTACAAGTCGTAAAAGTGATTACGACCCATAGGTGTACCAATGAAGAGTGCGTTACCCTTCAAGTCGGCTAGGGCGGGTCGTAGGATTTGCTCCCAGACCTCTGGTTTCATGTCGGCATATTCATCCATAACAAGAAACTTCAAGGACACGCCTCGCATAGTCTCTGGTCGATCAGCGCCTTTTAAGCTAATCATGGAACCGTTAACCAGTTTAAACTGTAGGTTGTTTACATGGCTACTTGTTATAACACTATGGCCTACTTCGAGGATGGTTTGCCACATAATATCTCTAGCTTGCCCTTGCGTAGGAGCCACATAGAACACTTGGCCCTTTTGACTTTGTAACGCTGCGACAATTAGAAGGTATGCTGCTAGTCTACTTTTTCCTGTACGGCGACCTGCTGCAACAACCTTAAATCGAGTAGGGTCGTTCCAAACAGTTTCTTGCCAAGGGAGTAGTTCAATTTTTAAATCACTCAATTAAAATCCTTTTAGTTTACCGACTGCGTAACACAAAGGTTCGAGGAAGGCGCGGTAGGTGCGACCAATGGAGTTACGCTTAGAACCACGCATTTCAGCCCTTAAATCGGCGCTACGGTGGCGAGCTATATTTTCTAAAACAGCGCGTAACGGCTTTATATTCTTTTTATAGGCTAGGTCTACTAAAGGAAGGAATAACGTGTGGTAGCCAACTTCATGGGCTTTAGTAAGGTTTTTAGCAGCGTAGGTTAACCAAATACGATTGCGGAAAGCACCAAAGCCATAAGATTCATTCATAGCTGTACACACAATCTTACTTGAACCCCCACCACCACCATCACCATGCCCCATATCGCCTGCATCGTACCCAACCTCACCTGAACCATAGCCCCCATCACCAGCGTTATAACTACCTCCAGATGAGGATGCTGCCGATGCCTGTGCTTGCGCTTGTGCCTGTGCTTGTGCCTGTGCCTGTGCTTGAGCTTGAGCTTGGACTGCCTGAACTTCAGCTTGAGCCGTTGCCGTTGCCTGAGCTTGCGCTTGAGCCTGTGCCGCTAATGCATTATCAGATATAGTGTTCTGGCTATTTATAGTATTCTGAGATGCTACATAACCAGCTAAAGTGCCATATTGAGCAGGTGTAATAGTTGTAGAGTCTTCAATCATAGAAGCAATAGTAGCTTGCATATCGGGGTTGGTGGCGGCTGATATATACCCGTCCATTTGAGCTTGAGTGGTAAAGTTACCAGCAAAAGCTGCCGTGTTAGCCATTGTGTCTGAGTTTTTACCTAGAGCCCCTAAGCCTAACCCTGCTAACATCCCTAGAGGGCCACCCATCATACCGGCTGCCGCACCCATACCAGTTAAACCTAAGTTGTTTTGACCGGAGGTGACACCACCCATTGTTGCCATTTGAGCGTCAATGGTATTAGCAACGCTTTGTTGAGCTAACCCAATAAAGCCTGAAGGAATTCCCATCTGTTTGGCAATACCCTTAATAGCGGGGCCATACTTGCTAAAAGCATTCATGGTTTCGACTGCGCCCATAGGAGCTATGCTCGTGCCCACTTCTGCATTGTAGGAACCCTCATTAGAGGCGATGTTAGCAGCAATAGAGCCTATAGTTGCATTGTTCTCAGATAACCCAAAGGCTTGATCTACTGCTGGTGTACCGGCAAAACTGTTAGAAGGTGTAGGAGCTTGTACACTATCCCCTTCAGGCTCGTCAGAGAATAAATAGTCAAGAGCGCTGTTACGCACTGAGCTTTGACGTAGGAACGGATTTTCAAATGCCATACTAACCTCTTTATGTTATGCCGTGACTGTAAACCGTCTTCTTACCTTCTTTAGTGGCAGTGAGAACTTCACAGTCATTACTTCCCTCTTCAAAAGAACAATGCACCCAGCCGCTGTTAGGGCTGTGAGTACCTTCGTAAAACTCTAAAATGAGTTGCTTAAATATCAAGTTGTCTTTAATCCACAAAGCTAACTGCCGGTTGTCATAATCAACAACCTCAAAATCGGCAGCAAACCCTAAGCAATGATCGCTAGTGGTTGAGCCCCCAATGGCACGATTAAGCTCAGGAGAGCGATAGCCGCTGGTGACAATAACCATCCCTAACTTATCACGTGTTTTCTGTAACACCATGTTGGTCAATGTAGATAGGTTGTTAATAACATCTTCAGTTGGAGTGTTATCAATTCCTTTGCGTGATGCCGTCTCACTTTTACATAATTCAGCTAATGAGAAGTTTCTTGTTAGTTTCATTTAAAATCCCTTTTTGGCTAACACTTTTTCAAGTAAGCCGCGCAAGCCGTAGATAACCACGATCATGCCAATAATAACATACTGATACCATTCCGGCATCTTATCCATAACACCAAACCCCGCCAGCGCGTAATTCTCTAAGCCGGGTATAAAGGCCATAATCATAGGAGCTAGGAACACAATGAGAATAACCTCATCCTTCCAGCTCTTTGACATGTTCTCCATTGCTAGGCGGTCGAGATCGTAGTTCTGTTCTTGTGCTGATGCTTGTCGGTCGGCGGTGGCTTTGATAGTAACAATCTCGGCCTCTGTCTTGGCTTGAGCTACCTTCTGTTTGTTATCTAGCCAGTTACCGCCTATCTGTACAAGCGTAGTTAATAAGGGTATCATATGGTAGGTTCGAATCCAGTGGTGTTTAAATCCACAGGGTTTTGAGATAACTCCCTTGTCCTGCGGTTGGTTTCGTTCTGATCTCGGAGTGAAAACCCGTAGGCTTCATCCATTCTACGTTCCATGTGCGGTTTACCCGGTTTGAACCACATGTCAGTAAGCGCTTGTGTTACTTGTTTGTAATCACCTGTTTTAATTATATCTCTTAGCTTTGAAGCGTTGCCGTGACCTATTTCTTTTTTACTATCCCCATAGATGGTATCCATGAAATAGTTAATCTGGTTTTGAGCGCTGTCTACATATGAGTTTATATTTAGATATTTCTCATAGTTGTTTAACTTACCTTTAGGGTCAAACTGTAATAACCCTTGAGCTGGTTTAGATGCACCCCGTTGCTGTTGTTTATGGTCAAAAGAGTTGCCGGTTTCGACCGCTATGTTAGCCAAGAGAGCTATCTGTGCTGCCTTTGGTAAGCCTGTGTCTCTAACCATTCTTTCAACATCTTGTCGCTTTTCACTCATAGGGTACGTCCTCAACATCTTCATTACCGTCAATAATTGTGGGGGTATCTCCATTGCCAATACCGTTAATGGTAATAGAGACAGCAGGACGACCGCCGCCAAGTTTGTCTTTTTCGAAGTAGGACATTGGTAACATCCTGTCGATGAGGAGTTTCCATGCCGCTGATTGATTCTTATGTTCATCAT